TCTACCCTAGTAGCAAGAGCGTTTCATGGTGAAACGGATTTACCAATGACTTTACACAATAATGGAAATCCCTCTGATAATAGACCTGAAAATCTCCGATACGGTACAGCGCATGACAATTATAACGATGCTCGTAATCATGGAACAAATTCTAAAGCTGAGAAACATGGTAGTAGTAAATTAACCATAGATCAGGTTAAAGAAATTAAATCTTCATATATAAAAGGCGTTTATGGTTATAGACAAATTTCAAATAAGTATGGAGTAGACCAAAAATCTATTTATAACATTGTAAAGGATATAACATGGAAAACAATTTAGAGTCTTTGAAGCGGGAATTACCACGTCAATTTACTGGTCCTTTTCACGATCACCAGAACCCTGCTTATTACGAAGCTAAGGGCTGGAACGAAGCCATTGACGCTGTAATCGCGTCCACAGGCCGCCTGACCCTGCCACCCGCCGCAGATGGGGATGACATAACTGAAAAGAATCAAACCGAAATGCCAGAGCGTATTTGGCTATATGGTAGAGATGGCAACTTTGATAGAGCCTCTGTTGAACAGGTTAGTACTTATCAAGTTCAATATATCCGCGTCGCAGACAGTGCTGGAATGGGTTGGTTGCCGATAGACGATAGAGCTAAAAACGGTCAGAGAATTTTAGTCAGGTATTCCACTCGGGGTAAATCGCCACAGAGAAGCGACATTCAAATTGTGTGGCGCGGGCAACATCCAGATTGGGGTGATAGTTGGTTACGAAATGAAGGCAAAGATATTATCTGTGACGATGCTGTTCACGATTACATTCCGTTGAAAGCCCTGCAACGCCCCGCCACGTCGAACGTCAGCAGTGAGGATTTGGAACATACTAAAGAGTGTTTTGATATTGCTTGCATGGATGATCATGTGACTGATTGTTTAGATGATTGTGCAATAAAAACCATCCGCGCTCTGCTGGCGGAACGCGCCGGGGGTGTGTGATGATTGACCGCATTCTTTGTTTGTTAAAAGGGCATGTTCAGGCTTTTTATATTTCTGGTTTTTTCAACACAAGAGATGGGTCTTTCCCACCAAGATACCAATGTTATTGCCTTAGATGTAGAAAGGTTTTGAGATGACGATTGATTTAGAAAAACTGGAAGCGGCGTTAATGAACGCAACAAAACCGGATTATGAACTGCATATTACTTGTCCTCACTGTGATAGACATGGGACGACAGATAACGGTGAGTGGTTATTGTGGTGTGGCTCAGAGGAACATGCACAGGTTATAATCGATGCATCCCGCGCCTACCTCGAACAGCAACGCGCCAAGGTCGATCAAGTGCCGGACGGTTGGGTTCTGGTGCCAGTGGAGCCGACAGAGGGGCAATGGGGAGGTCTAGCGCGTGACATTGTTATGTGGACGCGCATGAATGACAGACCGACGGGTAAGAGTCTCCATTATCATTTAAAAGCTATGGGTCGCGCAATTCCACAATGGTTGATTGAAGAAATCCCAGACACAAACGATGTGCCAGCAAAAGGCACAGTTGCCGCTGTTATCTACAAAGCCATGATCGCAGCCGCGCCGAAACCAACAGGAGATGTGTGATGGATTTTGTAATAAAAGTATTGGCAGCCCTTCCGTTTATTATCGGCATATCCATCATGCTATTTTATGCAAGCAAGCTGACACTTTCACATTGGAGCGACAAATTATCGCCGGATGAAAAAATTCAATACCAGAAATGGAGAGAAGAGAATGGACGCTGAAAATATCCAGTATGCCTTAGAGCATTTTAAAAATGATGAGCCAGGTATGCGTAAAATTTACGGTGATGTTGTATTTGACACCATTGTCGAATGTCTTGAACAAGCACAGTTGCAAAGCCCGGCAACGGCGCAGGGTGTGTTATGCCCCAAAACTCTTAGAGAATGCGCAAAAAATATACGAAAAAACGCAGACGCTCTAAATGATGATTACATTCTTTACTATTTGTATAGTGAAGCCGCAACACTAGAAACAAAAGCACAGGAGATTGAGAAAAATGTCTAAGAGAAAAATTCACAAATACATCGAAAAGAGCCTGATTGAAATGGTGATGGAGATGGGTGCAGAAAGTCTTAATCCAGACCAGTATTCTCAACTTGAAGACATTAAAAATCAGCTTTTGGAAACTCGGAATTTATCTGATCCCACCACCCCACCACAACCCGCCAGCGATCAGCGCCAGACCGTGGGTGTAGAAGATGCTGATCGGGCGGATCAAGTAAGTACTTTAATGGATTTCATTACTACGCCGGATAAGATGCAATTCCCGGAGATAGATAAAGCGGCAAAGGCACTGAAATTATTCAAATTAAAAATGGTTTCAGATGATGGTTTTGAAAGATCAACCATAATATCAGAGGTGCCAGTAAAATACTCTTATATTGCTGAGTGTATTGGAGCCGTGCCAGCAGACGTGCTGCAACGGGTGGACTTAGCATTGCACCATATTAAAAACGGCTGCCTTGTACCACCAGATGGCGGATCACCAACTATTCAAGATTACATGGATACGGCAGAGCAAGCCCTCGCCCTGTTACAGCCCTACTTGCCAGCGCGGGAGGATTAAATGGCAGATAAATACGGATTAAAATCTTTGGGTATTGGCGAACCTAAGTTTTTCAGCAAAGAAGACACAGAGATTGAATGCTTTGAAAATCTGCGCCAAACAGCTTATAGTTATCACAGATATAACCATAAGCGCAAGAAATGCACTTATTACTTTAAATGCAGAAGCAACAAAGAAGGCATGACTATAACCAGAGTTGCCAGCAAAGAGGAATTAAAATGACGCGTCTATCCATACTTATCATCTCTATCGTGTTTTTCTTTATCATCATGCCTATTGCCTTGTTGGCTGGTGGCATTGACCATGTTGTGGATTGGATGAATCATGACTGATGAGCAAATAGAACACCTATTAACCTTGACAGACCCGCTTGAGATCATGTTCTGGGTGCAGGTACATGTTAAGGGTGTGGAGGCTGGATTATGAATAAATGGCAACCAATTGACACAGCGCCGAAGGATGGGAATGAAGTATTAATTTATTATCGTAACGAATGGGATGAATTTCGCATTACCGTTGCATCTTATCAACCATATAATGACGCCGGTTATCCCTATCTATGGGTTAATTCTCATGGAGATTCTATTTATAGACCATGGAAACTTGATATGAACAAAGAAGAACGTAAAAAATATGGCCCCTTATATTGGCAACCCTTACCAGAGCCGCCTACCCCCTAAACTTAATGCCCTGACCATTGGCATCAACTGAAATTTCTTTATACGGATTGAGAGCGTTCAGCTTGGCAATCGCATCAAGGTAAGCTGAACGAGCATCGGCAATATAGTCCGCCAGACGTTGCGGTCCGTAAGTTCCAACTGGAGCGGCTGGCCATGATTTCGCCGTATATGCGGCAGGGGGTAACGGCTTTTGCGTAAAATTTAAACTACTGCAACCCGGTAACAAAATCACGAAAACTAAGAGGAAGTATCTCACAACCATCATTCTTAACATTTTTAGCTCCCTCTTGGTTTTTAGCGTCCTTAGCCATAGCAATATCTTGCTCTTTTCCTAATCTGTCTATATAGAGCCATTGCTCTTTAGCCACTTCCCGATACGCCCAAGCGTCCGTTTTAGCCTTTTCCAAACGGCCTTGCAGATTTTGGATATAGATGTAGCCACCAACCAAAACAGCGAGTACAGCGGCCAGTAAGGCAAGTTTCGTATAGAGCGCATTCATAATATCTCCCTAGGGATAATCGTGCCATGGTAACTGAAAATGTGGGCCATCGAGAAATGGTTTCTTACCCAAAGCACGCATTCGAGATGAATACATTTCCACTTCCTCATCAAGATCGCCGCATTGGGAAAGTTCCTTGTCCCATATTACCCCCCATTCTACAGGAATGTTGAGTATTTTAGAAGCGTTTTTCATTGCATCGGCAATCTTGTAATACAGCGGCCAAGCCCACTCAATCCGACCATCCACCAATGCAGCCAGATCAACCGCGTGGCCTGTCAAATGGCGTGATTTAAGCGTTTGAGAAGCGCCAGAGGCCACAAGCTGTTTTTGGCGCTCCAGAGTACGCAGACCCTCGATAACCCGGAAATCTACTTCCGACATATTAATAGCCGTCTTAACCAATCGCGAAAGATCAGGATGAACACCGCCCAAATTAACCAGAGATAATCGACCTAATTGAAACATTCTACATTCCCCACAGGTTCATAAAACAAATATCTTCTTTTTTAGGCTTATCATCGCATACCATGAATTTGCAGGTATATAATAATAGAGACAATCCCATGAGCGCATACATCATATTGCGCCACAGATGGGGCCAGATATGCTGACTCAATGCGCGGATATAGAATATCCCGGCTGCAAAGACCAGACACATGTTAAAGGTGGTGAGCAGATGGGCATTGCGTACCAGCATGCCACCATTCTCACGCATAAGATCAATGATCCGGGCAATTACTGTTGCACTCCAGTGACAGGCAATCCCGGATATAAACCAGAAGCGTTCTGATTTCGGCTTATCTGTAATCCACATAAAGATTGTCCCGCTCGCAAAGAACAGGACAATAAAACCAAGTAGCAGGTTGGTAACGCTAAAGGAAAACCTTAAATCTTCAGCAAAAGCATTGGTAAAATTTAACATCAGATTTCCTCTTTCTTAAGCTTGCCAGACGCTAAACCATTGAGAAGAAGCTCTATAGCATGAGGCATAGCTTGCAAGCTTTTTTTTTTATGATTTTCCACACGTATCTTTTCCAAGCGATCCTCTGCTTGAGATACTTCACTTTGGATCTTCACCTCCAAAGCGGACATATCGTCCTCAAAGGTAGGATTATGTATAATGATCTTTTTGCGAAAGAATGGCATATTAACCCTGCTTTCCTCTTATAAGTTCATCCTTTAAAGTGTTGACCGCTGCAATTAAAGAATCAATAGTCTTTTGTGCTGTTTCTAAGATCTGATTTGATTTTCCCATAAACTCGGTTTGCTTATTGGAAAACTCAAGAATACGGTCTTGGGCTTTTTCACGATAGGTATCAAAATCCGTCTGCATCTTGTTATTACGTGTCCATAACACACCTATGGTCGTAAGGAGAGGAGCTATAATAGCCCCCATAACACCAATTGTTTCTCCGTCAATGACCACTTAATACTCCTATTGAGAATAAAGAATAGAGATAGCGCCAGCATCAAACGTATCTGTACCATTGACCGTGGTTAAGAAAACTTCCGTGACAGGCGTATTGGGAGAAGTGAAATGCCCGGCTGTAATGGATGTTTGCGCTGTGTTGCTTAAGCCAATCGTGCCAGCACATGTCCACTGAGGGGAACCTGTTAGGTTATCGACTTTTGTAAGAACGATAGTTCCAGATATAATGTCAGCAGCAGCATGGTTTGCATTGACTGTAAACCCGGTTGTGTAAAGGCTATTAGCCACGTTAACCTTGGTGGCAGATCCAACATATCCAGAGGTGGCTGGTGTCCCACTGGTGACAAACCGGATGATGGGCAAGGATGTTCCATTCGTTGAAACACCCATAAAATTAATGGCAATGCGCTTTGTCCCTGCTGGTACGGTATTGGATCCAGGGCTGATTTGTGTACCGGATGTGGTTGGAAGAACTGCGGAGAGTGTGGATGCAGATGAAGCGGGAGTTGGAACCAAAGCAATAATGTCTGAAATAGCAACCTTACGGTTGGCTGTAGCACTGGTATCATAGGTTGGGATGTAATCATCCGTTGCAGGGCTTGCATTAGGCGTGAGACCATTAATATCAATGGTATTAACACCACCAGCCACAAACGCTGTGACATTATCAACTGTATCAACAGTTAGACCGCTAGAATCCTGAACGACATATTTATAGGATCCATCAACCCAAACATGCACCCGTGTGCCACCAACGCTTGAGATTGGCACGCCATTTGCATCAAGAACGATAGGGTTTGTCAGAGGCACAGTTCCCGCTTGATCGCTGAATGCAGCCTTGGGTGTGTTAGTACCAGCAGCATAGGTATAGACTCGGCCTAATGACACGGGCAGACCTGTGACAGGGTTGAAGAACATTTGGATTGGCACCGGAAGTAAACTTGCCATGGTTATTTACCTTTTTTCAAGAGTTTTTTAGCCTCGAAGGCTTTTTGTAAGGCAGCTTTGCTCTCTGCCTTTGAAATAGATTTATTAACAAGTTTTTGGCTACGGTTTATAGCTTGTAGGCCACGCCCAGCCGCCAGACCCGCCGCAGTACCAGGAATACTGACAGCTGCAGAGCCAATAGTTCCACCGCCTTGTAACAGGCCTTTGGTATAGGCTACACGTCCAGCCGTACCGCTATCTGGAATCTGTTGCTTAAGGAACTTCTGACCAATCCGGCCAAGATCAACAAGATCATCATTACCAACAGAGGAACGAGATGCCTTGATAAACTTGCTAGCTGCTACACGTTGGTTAATCAATGCCGGGCTAATATTACCATCTACAGACTTCTCAAGCAGTGGCTCAAGTGTCTTGAAGTTACGATATTCACGGCTTGCCTCTTTAAGGAGATTATATTTTTCTGCTGGTAAACTATCAGCAACCGCATCATCAATATGTTCAACCATATCATTGAGGAAGTTCTTAACCGGACCATCAGCTGATGCCGCTCGGTCTAATAACTCTGAACGAATGCTATTGACTTTATCGCCTTGAATAGTGCCTTCTGATACTGATTTAATGAGATCATCAGCATTATCTTTAACTACTGAATAGAGACCGGGATCAATGGATTTCTTAGCTTTGTTAACGACGCTGTTAATATCTTCATTAAATCCAGAGTGAAATGATACATCATGGCCTTCTAAAGCAGAAGAATATTTCTGACTGTTAGAAGCACGGAAAGCGTTGATTGTTTCTGGTCCAAGGTTATCAGCATCTTGTCCCAGCGTCTTTGCTACCGCCCGGTTAAAAGCGGATTGTTGTGTTTGCTCGAAACCTTGTGCGCCGCTAAATGGCAATTGCTCAGTGACAGCATTTAAAATCTTAGCTGGTTTGCTATCGGAAATTTGAGATATTTTTAAAGGAATACCAAAATCTTGTGCGCGTTGAGCGAGTTTTAATGTACCGTCTGCAACGTTTGGCAAAGCAGATTCTAAAGCACTTTTACCAGTATTTGTTATGGTCTTGGCTGACGATTCCAAAGTGGAACCTGCCACGCTTTTACCTTTACCGACTGGGGCGAAAGCTGCCGCGATATTCCCAAGATCAACCGCACCCCCGATTCGGGCTGAGGCGACTGGATGATTTTGTCGGTAATCTTGGAACCCTTGAACGGCATTTGAAGCCATCTCCCCGATAGGAGAAGCCGCAACAGCAGAATAGCCATCTTTGATAGCCCCTTTCAGGTTTGGTGTAAAAGTATCTGCTGTCCAGTTTATGGCAGAACCTACAGGACTTGCAACAGTTTTAATCAATTGCCCGGTAGCATCAATAGGAAAAGCAGCCGCATTTAATCCACGGTAGATCGTTGCCTCAGTACCGCCTAATTGGCCAGAATTCTCTAGATTAGTGATGTTTTCAGCTTTATTAGCACGCGCTACATAATCTTGAGCAATACGACCTGTCAAACCATTATCAACAGGCTGGTTATCAGCTAGTATATCTCTGAAAGCATAAGCAGGTCTAGAGACTGACTTCTTATCTTCAAAAGCTGCTTGCAAAGGATTAGCTTGTGGTTTCTGTGTAAAGCCATCAATTTGAATATTAGCTAAACCATCAGGATCTGCGTAATCCTGTGTGGCCATAGCTTGAGCATCTGGCATATTCGGTAAAACAGGTTGTTGCTCTGATAAATGAGATTGAATAAGACTTTGTGCCGCTTCTGGTGTCGTACCTTCTGGCACCTCAAAGCGGCCAATCTTTCCATTACCCATGTCAAAGCGTGCTACTGGCATTATTCAAACCCCAAGAATTTAACGGTTACATTGCCCTGTGTCGGACGTTGACCGCCCACACCTTGAACCTCACGCTGTTTGGTCTGAATTGAAGATGACTTCTGATCTATGAAAGCTTTCAAAGCTGCATCTTTTTCAGCTGGTGCTTTATTAGGGTCACCTAAAACAGAACGCAGGCTAGCACCCTCTCGCTCTGTGAAAGCAGAACCAAAGGTTTGGCGTAACAATGGAAGAACTTGGTTATCCACTTTTGCTAAATAAGCAGTACGTGCAATTGCCCCATCTGTTGCAGGATTCGTTAATCCGCCGAAGCCTTTGGTTTCTCTGACCAGTGCATCGCCTAATTGCCCTGTTGTTGTATAAGTAGCATTTTTACCAAGCTCGCTTAATTCTCCAACAGTCTTTGTTAATTCAGGAAGAATAGCTGTTTGTGTATTAAGTTCTGATTGGTTAGTTCCTTGATCTTTACCCACAATTGTAGCAGCGGCTTTTTTCTGCGTAATCATTGGTTGGAAGTTTAAATCAGATGTATTTTTAGCATCCTGCTGTTGTCCTTTTAATTGCGGTGCATTATTTGGATTAACGCCCACATTATAAGTCTCAGCAATCCCGCCACTTGGTGATCTGATAGCCATTTGGTCACCAAGGTTAAGAACTTGAGAAGCCCGCTTGACATTCAAAAATGCTTGCTGTTGTTCAGGTGGCAGAGTGTTAAAAAATTGATATTCCTGAACAGCAGAGGGTGCGGCAGCTTTTTGCATCTGTGCTGCTAACGCCTGTTTTTTTAGCTCGAACGCCTGCTGTAAAGCCTGTCTATCAACAAGGCTTATTTGATCTTTAAATACACTTGTATCCGGTCTTGCCATTAGATAAGTCCTTTCGAACGAAGATACTGTATCATAGCCGCATCGTTATTGCTATCGCCACCAATCATTTGACCTGTGGCATTAACACCCTGCTTGCCAGTTGCCGCAGCCAGAGAACCGGTAAAGATATTACCCAAACCAGTTGTTGCAGCAGCTTGTGTATTACCGATATTGCCGTAAATATCAGCTAAGCCACCAGCAACACCAATCTTACGGTTCTGATCATTAGCATAGCGGCTATAAGCGTCTTGCAGCGTAGTGTCTGTCAGACCCTTGTTAAAGTCAGCAGCCTCACGCAGAGCCTCACCAGAGAAGTAATTGCCACGAGCAGCTTGTTGGCGACCCAAGGCTTGCTCACCCTGTTGTAACTGGAATTGATAACCCGGATCACTTGCCAGATTGCTTGCATCAAAGGTACTATTCAGGAACGGTGATAATTGATTAAAGGCTTTTTCCTGACCCTTAATCAATTGATCTTGAGCGCGTTGGTTACTGAATGTCCCAAGGCCAGCAGATAAGGCCGGTGTTAACCAGTTGCTTGAGCTAGCAGCCGCTGCTTGTGGCACCAGCATGCTATTGGCACTCGATAACAGGGAGCGTTCAGCAGCCGATTGGCCAACACCTGAAATCGCTTGACCCGCTTGTGCACCAGTATAATCAGCACCACCGCCACCTAAAGCACCCGTTACACGATCCCAAAGGCTTGGATCTGTGTTCGATGCCACGTTGCCATAGCTGGAAGCCAAGCCCCCTGCTGGAGCCGCAGCCCCTGCCGAGGCACCAGTGATATTATCCCATGCATTGCCAAGACCACCTGATCCTTGAATGTAACCACCAGCACCACCCAAAGCACCACCAAGCAGAGCGCCCTGACCACCGCCCGTTAACGCGCCGCCAGCCGCACCAAGCAGACCGGAACCAAGAGCATTACCAGCAGCACCCGAACCAGCACCAAGGGCGCTACCCAAAGCACCGCCACCACCTGCAAGACCATAAGCCCCAAGACCACCGCCAAGAGCGCCTCTAAGACCGCCACCACCAAGGGAACCAAGGCCAGCGCCTACAGCACCAGCACCCAAAGCGCTCGTTAATCCAAATCCTGCCGGACCCAAGGCTAATCCTGCCAAAGGCGCTACTGACCGCAAAATACCTGTAATACCACCCATTTTAGAGACTCCCCATCATCATGGTGCCGAGCTTCTTAAACCCGGCCTTTTTCCAAAGGTTAATAAATAATTTTTCGTTCGTCTCACCCATGCCCGATAAACACGACGCATACATGAGTTTAACTTCGTTCGCTTTCGCAGTTTCAATCAAAATGTCACGAATAGCCCGTGACGCACCCGAACCGCGAAACTCTGGTTTGATACAGAACATCTCAATGTCAGCTTCTGTTTGCTTGTAAAAGCTCTTGCTGAGTGTCAGAACACCAAACCCGGCAAACACGCCATCAATAACAGCAGCGGCAACAATGGAATGATTGAGCCAGACCTGAATTGTCTCAAGACACTGATCACGGTCAAATTCCATGTTGCTGAACACGGTTTCGTTGAAATACCCCGGATACAACAGATCAAGAATAATCTCTTCATCACCCGGTTTAGCCTCAACCAACTGAATATTGCGCTTGATCATATCGACACCACCCGCCCAGAAATGGTAATGTTGGCCGTTACAGCAGACCAAGGCGGCGGGAAACAACGCTTGGTTGCTGCGTCAATCAAGCCAACAGCCCCCGGCAAACCACCTACAATACAGGCTCCATCAACCGTGACCGCAAATGGCAGATCAAAGTAAGTTGTTCCAGCTGTCGATGTCGTGCTTGTCCCCGGTACAATGCGGATCCAGAAATCCGTGAAGCCTTCATTCTGGTAATAGTTCCCTGTAATCACAGGTGGACTACCCGCAAATGTCAGGTTGGTTGCAACGGGAACCCATGGAGAAGAGGACGTCTGCCCTGTATCGCCCACAATCAAATTCTGCAGGAACAGATACCAGCTTGACGAAATCAATCCTTCTGGTAATGGCTTGTTGTCCTGATCCGTTTGCAGGATTGGTTCTTGTGGGCTTGGTGATACTGGAATACTCATATCGTGTTTATCCAAGCGCCAGAGATGTAACGAGCCGATGGATCAGTCATTCGCAGACGAAACATAAACTGCCGCGCCTGACCCAAACGATCAAACTTGACCCGTTTGTTATATTCCCCAGCCTTGCCGGCAGACTTTGAACGACCCGCAGACCATGTTTTGCCACCATCTTTTGACACATAAAGGATCAATTGTGGATCATATCCTTGACCTGTTTGTGTGCCTAAACCTGTCTCAATGCCAACTGTCAGGTTCTTGATAATGATTGGCTTATCTTCCTCCTGAATGGTGGTAAAGATACGGTCAGCCGCAATCTCGGAGCCATTGTCACTGTTATATTTTAACGATTGCTCATAAATGTTACCGCTTTGGCGGTCAATCGTAATAATCTTATTGAAGGCATAAGTACCACAAGCGGAAATATCAGGCTCATAATTACCATACTGGTTAAGGAAAGCTCGTTCATGCCAGACACCTGTTGCAAGATCATAGACAAGAGTTGTCATCATACCGCCACCCGTCAGGACAAAGAACGTGTGACCATCTTCCTGATATGACCATGACCGCAATGTGGCAGGAGTTGGTGCAGCCTGAATCAGCAATTCGATTGGTTCTGTCGAAATACGACGCGGTGAGAAGCCCTGCAGACGATAAACAATACCTGCCCCATTATCATCCCGGCTGACAAGGAACATCGAGTTATCAAGCTGCAATACGGAGTAAGCTGACACTGTACCTGTAGAGATAACAGCGCCATTGATACGCTGGAATGGGAAACGAGCGCCTGTGTTTGAATAGAACTCTGTTGATTTAGTCCCAACCAGAGCCAATTGCCCGGCAATGTTCTTAACACACAACAGGCTATCAGGTGAGGATTCAGCCGTGGCAAAGTCCAAAGCACCCCATGTAAAACCATCATACAGGGCTGAAATCTGGAAGATACCGCTATTGACCCGGCTAACAACAAAATACCCACCAATGAAGGTGACAGTCGAGGCAGATGGCAAATTAGCAGTTACAACCTGTGCAAATGCATTCGTAGCATAGGTAAAGATATAAAGCTTGTTACCGTCACAAACGGCCAGCTGTGTGCCGTTTTCATCCATGGTAACCAACAAACCCGTATTCGTCCCCAGCGTCCCGCGCAAGACACCTGTTGGGGACCCATCATACTCATACAGCGCATTACCGCTGACAAAGAAGGCGCGACCATTGGAGGCTGTGTAAGCGCCACGCCCCGGACCAGAACCAGCCGTCGCAAGCAGCAGGTTACCCGGTCTGCCGTACATGGCCACGCCATCTTTGCCCCGTGGGTCAACCACAGGGAACATATTGATAGAACGCTCGTCGTTAAAGCTTGTAGAGCGTTGCTTGGATGTTCCGCCGGAGACGCCAGTACGCATTATACGTAGCCCCCTGAACGATAATCCCAAAAGGCATTATCAGTTAAAGCAGATGGCAATCCCATCTCGTTAATCTGCAGATTGGCTGTCTGGATCCAGACCTTGGAATCCTTGGCAATTTGCACAACAGACGCCGGAACTTCCACCTGATAGGAGCCAGCCAATTCAATACAGAGGTTTGCTGTTAAAGCGCGTTTGTAACCGGGACTGAGAATAATGTCCTGATTTAGAGTAAAATTGGCAATATCACCGGGAACCCAGATAACAAGCGAAAACTGCGACGTATTCGGTATAGGATTAACATACGCCTCAATCAAAGGAGAGGAATAGTTAAACCACACGGTGTTATAGGGGTATTGGGATTGTTGACCTTTAAACGGCACTTGCTGCCATTCCTGATCGTTTGCAATGCGCAACGGTATATCCTGACGAATTGCCACAGGGACACTGGTATCACGGATATATGCGCTTTGAATTAAAGAAGGACGTGGGATATTAAGATCACCACCCGGTCCAATAGTATAGACGCCATTATTGGCGATTAAAGGAATAACATGGATATAAGCCCCGTAAACCATCATGCTCTCAATATTCCAAGCATCAATCATATTATTCAGTTTACGAAGTCCCCCAGCCGCTTGTGAGGCGGATGGGGTTTCTTCATCGGCTAATACTCCAATATCAAGCAATGCATCTGTAATAATGGTGAGAGCTGTATCAGCCATGGTCTAACCCTCTCAAGGTTATTTTTTGTTTTTGAAAGCCTTGTGACGCTCAGAACCCGGTTGGCAATAACGAATATCGCTAACATCGAGTTTAGAACAATCAAAATCTTCATTCTTGGCAGCTTCGGCGGCAGCATCGTCCAATACCTTTTGGGCATCTTCCTTTGCTTTCAGGTTCTCCGGGCTTTGAATTTTCTCCAAAATATTAGCGTTCAGGTCACGGTTTGGGTGATCTGACAATACATTGGTATTAACAGCGCCGGAGCCTTCTTGCCATTGGTGGCTCAAAGTTTCCTGATCTATTACTTTGCCAGCTTGACCAGCAAGCGGGCGGTTAGCATCACGGGCAGCAATCAAAGCAGCTTCCTGCTCTTCTGTTACCTTTTCTTCAACTTTTTTAGTCATGTGTATCTCCTAGAAAGGTAGAAAGGGGCAGCTTTCACCGCCCCTTTATATTATGCACCTTGCAACAGCGCGTAGTTACCAACCGAATCAAGAGCAATGAATTGCGCCAGTTTACGGGCAGTAATAGCAACACCAGCGTTGGCTGTACCAAAGTTGATTGATCCGCCAACAGGTGGATAGATCAATGGAGCATTGGTGACCAGTGATGGAATGATATAAAACGTCTGACCAGCAGTTGGGACAGGCAGAATCATACCATTTGCAGCGGTGTTGTTGCTGATAACCGTCACATCATTGGTGATGGCAGCAGCCGTTGCTTGGGTTGTCCCAGCAGCAGCAGCCGTCAAGACGGTTGGATCAATGATCTGACCATCTGGATACGGGTTAGGATTACTTTGCAGCAAAGTAATGGTAGCAGGGGAGTTAAATGCAGGCATAGTTAAGTTCCTTTCCTATTAACCTTCGATACGAACAGCGAACTCAGGACGGGTTGTAGCCCAACCATAGAGAACATCTAAACGTAATGGCATCTGATCGGTATTGATGTCATAGGCCTGAACAGCACGCAGGCTGATACCAGACGCACGAGACACAACACGCTCGGCCATGTGAACGCCACGTGGGATTTCCATGTCAACAGTCGCAAAGGTGAACGCATCACGGTGATAGGCCAAGTTCTGTTTAGAAACCTGAGCAGATGTACCAGATGTTACGGTCAACAAAGCGCCGCCAGCTGGTGCGCTGTCAACAGTCTGGAACTGGCCAGATGTGACAATCGCTGGGCTGATCGGAATTGTTGCATTACCAGCACCGTCAGATGATACATCGGCAGTAACAACAAAGCTTTGCAGCTTACCAGTAGACGCACGGGATTGGGCGTTAACAGCGAATACGTTAGCAATAGTGAAAGTATCACCACGGCGCAGACGCAAAGCAGCAGCAGCTGTCCATCCGTTGGTTACAAGGTTTGAACCAGACTGACCAGCACCGTTAACAGCAGGAGTACCACCTTGTGGACCGGCTGTGTGGGTTGGAATGTTCTGACCGGTATAGGCATTGAAACCAAAACCTTCAGCAAAACGACCCGATTTGTATTGCTCGGAGATGATGCTTGAGGATTGGAACAGGCCTTTAGTGTCCTGAACAAGGTTTGCAGTTGCATATGGCTCAAGGATAACTGTACGCAGACCATCCATTGGGGTGCTGGAAGCATCCAGCAACGCATTGGCTTGACCCAAAGTCGCAGCAGTTGGCAATGTACCCGGTGTACCAACAACGTTATAAACGTCACGATACAGGTTCATACCAGCAACTTCGATCTTGTTGGCAACAGTTGCAATGGCTGGCTGGATGAAGCGCTTACTGAAATCATCAATAGAGAGCGTCATATCCTTTGAGGAGAAGGAAATATCACAACCAGATTGTTGCAGAGTCAAAGGAACAGTCGATTCGACTGAGCTTTCAACTTGCAGCAACGGACCATCACGGCCAACATAGCGAGGTGGCTTGCGGATGTTAATGCTATCGCCGATCTTACGACCGTCTTGAGCAAAGGCTGATTCGTATTGAGTGTTTACGTTTTTGGTGAACGGAAGCATGTTCTCCAGAATACGCAAGGATTCACGGGTAATCATCCCGATGGTTAAGAGATTATTAGCCACAAGTGGCCTCCAATGTTTAGCGGTTTAAATTACCGCCGCAACTGGGATTCTCTTGCTTTCTTGAAATCTTCAAAATCCATCTCATCGAGGGACTTCTCAGAGTTTTTCTGACCCTTAACAGGAGAAACTGGCGGCGGTGCGTTTGTTTTTTTGACCGCAGCGACTTGAGGCGTGGTATCAATGATGCCTTCAATTTCAGAGATATAGCTGTTTAACAAGAAAGGATTATTACTTGCTGCCATAAGCTGTTGCAGATGCAACGGGTTTTTTGACAAGTGATAAACAATTTTCTCGCTAACGTCCGAATCTAAAACCGCTTGACCGATTTCCTTAGGGATATGACCCGCTTCAAATGCCTGATAAAGTGGTGTCACTTTTTCGACATAATCAGGGGTTTGTTCTAGGAATACAGCTTCACGTTCTTCGTGCTTCGCAACGTTTTCAGCAAATCTTTGTTCTTGGGTATGTTTTTGAGATTCTGCTGTTTTTTTAGCTTCATAAGCCTCAATGGCCTTATTCGCTAACCATTCAGCGCGTTTCTCAGTATACTCAAGAGCATCATCGAAATCCGCTAATTGAGGGCCTTTATCGGCATTATCAGGATTTGGAGGGTTTTGACCGTTGCTTCGCTGAGCTGCTTCTAATTCTGCAATTCTCTGCTGGAGCCGGAATGTTTCACGCTCTTCGCGTCCGGGACGATTTCTGGCCTTCTTTTCGCTGCCGTCACCTTCGGGCTTTTTATCACCCTCTGGCGGTGTCTCAGGCGCATCTGTTTCATCAACAGGAGCTTTTAGGTCTGGATTACTCAGGTACGCATTCGACTGAATTTCATCAACCTGCTCCGGTACAACACCGTTGTCAGTGTTTTCGTTCATTTGCCACCCTCCTAAGGGGATTTATGTGAGAACTGTCATTAGCTTATACTAGAAAATCTGCGGCTGTCAACAAGTAAATGAAGAATATTTTCTGGTTAACAATTCCTATTCTCCCAGATCAATAGTATCCATAAAGGCTGTAAACACATCTACAATCTTCTGATTCCCTGCATCGTTCGGATGGATTGTATCAGTCGTATATGTTGCATCCTGCGTGACAGGGTTCCATGCAGTACGCAATGTAGAGACATAGTAAACCTTTGGATCACCAAGAGCCGCAACAGCAGGGCCATATACAAGATGCAAAGCCTGATTTAAGGCCTCATAACCTACATTACCTGTTGGTAATGGAGCCCAGATAAAAATAGGACAAGTGGCTGATTTACGGCGCACATGAGCTACGTACGCCTGCATATTTGCAATGGTCGTAGCTGTTGGAACGCCTTGTGCGCTATCGTTAATACCTTCTTCATAAACCGCCATACGAGGCTTTTGCAGCGTCTCATAGCGGTTATTTGTTGCGCGAAGTAATTCCTGAGCAATGGAAGATGCCCCACCAACGCCACGGTTAAAGACGCGTGTTGAAATACCTTTAACATCACGTAACCAGTTACGTGTCTTATACGTGAAATGCTGGATATAACTGGTTGGGGTTGATCCAGCCGTGATAGACGTTCCACACCACCAGATCGGCGGCAAGTCAGCGGCAATATCAACATCAACGGAATAACCGAAGATTGAAGTTGCAGCACGAACAAGCTTGGTGTTCTCATAAACAACAGTGAATGGCTTGGTTGCACCGTTGGCAATCACATCAGATGTGGTAGCCGTTAAAACATCACCAACCACACCAATTGTCCAGCCTGTGCCAGAAGAAGATATAACACGGCACTGGGACGGAACTTTATCTACAACAGTAACTGTACCAGAAGTCGGGCTACCAGAGTTATTAATAATATTAAACAGAGTGGAATATTTGTCACCAGCCACGATTGTATTCTGGTTACTTGGCCCACCGTTTTTATTATAGTTTAATGCAACATTAGCACTAAGAGAAGGAATAGACATTTTCGGGTCTTGCTCAAACACCTGCATCAGAGAGAAGCCGGGCACTTGGTGTTGTGAATCAAAAAGACCTTGAATTGGAACAACGATAGTCCCGCCTGCAGGCACTGTGTATGAGCCAGATTGAACAAATGTACTACCAATAGGAGCCGTCCCATTTGGTGAAACATATTGCAGGAATGGGCCTAAAGATTGAATATAACAAGCTTCAGATGCACTCAATGTTAAGCTTTCAAGCCAAAATGCTTTGATATTCGGTTGTGTATTACCACCCCCAACACCCTGACCAGCGCCAACAGTAACACCTGTCCAGCGCATATTGCTGTTGCTTTGGCCAAGCCACGGATCGCCTTCACGAATAACACGATCTTTTAATGTCTCTTGTGATACTACGGGAAAAGAAACCATTCTAAACATCCTCTACGCTGGCAAACCAATAACGGTTGCCTGTTGAACTATAGGTGTATTGCACCTGAACCCCGCCTTTTGAGGCAGAATTATTCACAATAATGATCTTTGGAGTCGTTGGTGAGAGAGCCTGCAGGGTATCACGCTCAGTATCATTTGCCACATAATAGACATTTACCGCCTTAGATAAGACAGCGCCAAGTGAAGATAACTGAACATTTGCCATTGATACTTTCCTTTTTGTTAAATTATAACACGATCCGTCCCATTTACAACATAATCAAACATATTTACAATATAATCTCCCGGTTGAGGGGTTAAATCAGAGAAATCAAGCGGATCATATGATAAAACATATGCTGCATCATCCTGTTTCTCTCGCAAAGCCATATTGTAAAGGTCTTCAGATACCGGCTCTAACTGGGGGTTATAAATGCGCTTAGGTAACATAACAGAGTAAAAACGCTGTTTGCCATTCATAATGGTCATACGAAAAGCGTCAGAACTTCCTTGATTTCGCTCTAACACAGCCAGAGCCTCAATATATCTTTGTCCAAACACCGGTTCTTCCTGAGTTGCAACAGTTGTTCCGGTAATAAAATTAGTCAATTGGGTAAAGACACCCTTATAACCATCCATCAGAGTTATATAATAATACCCCTGACCAATATCAATAATATAAACAACCCGGTTTACAGTTTCTAATGTCATTTCATCTCCTACATAAACGGCAAGCTGTATAGCAAAATCATGCAATCTTCCTCATCACGCATAAAGGCCATGATAGCAGCTTCGATGCGTAATTGCTGTTCTTGTAAGGCTTTCGCTTCAAGGAACAGAGCTAATAATTGAGCCTGCATCTGTTGATCGGCAAGATCCTGCAGACGTTGTGCCTCAAGAGCAGCAATCTCAGCTTCTTTTGCCTCCAGAGCTTCTTGTGCCTCAAGCTTTTGGCGTTCAAGGTCATCAAGACGCTGCTGCTCTGCTTGATCCCGGCGATATTGCTTGATCCGATCATAATAATAATTATCAATCGGCCCACCCATCCAGTTATTAGGCACCGTGCCACCAGACTTAATCTGGTAAGCATTGTTTTGAAACCCGCTATGTTGGAAAGCTGAGAACATTATCCCTCAAGAGCCTCAATGGCAGCGAGTTTCTTATTGACCTGTTCCAGATCCTCCTGTGCGCGTTCAATAGTAGCCATGAAATACATACGTTGCAGCTCAAGCATTTTAACATCAACTGTTTCGCACACGCTAATCTCAACCTTGGTGCCGTCCATCTTTTCAGCAGATTGTGGAACAAACAGCTTGTAAACATCTGTGCTGGACTCAGATTCAATGCGTTCGGCTTTGATAGTCATCATTTACTCCTTGGGTTATTGTTAAGTGCAACGCAGATTGTCGCAATAGAATGTTTGTCCAGCATTTGCTACTGCATCATCAGAAAGAATATAAAGTTTAGCTGATGCTTTATTAACTGGTAAAGTAGGAGTCAAGGTTAATGTTGTTGCAGTCCCACTTCCAAGTGTGGTCTGGGCAATGGTTTGATTTGTTCCATCAAAAATAAAAAAGACTACGGATGTATTTGCAACACCGGATGGTTTAACATCAAGCAAGATATTTGTAATACCGCTAAAATCATAATTAATAGCCGAAACAATACCTCGACTATTAGAAGCACCTGATGGGAAAATAAATTCACCACTAAATACTCCTTGTGTGACATTTGAAGTACTTTGGTTAACCGTTGTTAAACCACCAACCTTATTCCATGATTTTGTATTTGGGACACCACCTGAAAAACTTTCAAATCCCTCAAAAAGTCCAACAGGGATGCCGCCGCTAACAATTTTATTAAACAACAGACCGGGAAAACGATAATAGCTCATCAGGCCTGCAAACTGTAACCAGTAATATCCCATTTTGTGTCAGCATTATTAAAAATCATGCCAAGATAAAGGGTTTTACTGATGACTGTTGTTGTTGGAAGGGTAACACCAATAGCACGATATATAGCATTGAAAGCAAGCGTTCTGGCTGTTCCATTATCTTTTACCCGGATAATCATAGCCTGACCATCAACAGGTGTACCAGTTGGTGCACCAAACGTTGCATTTGCTGCCAATGCCGTAACTGTGTACATATCGTCAGTATCTGCGTTTGGCGTTGGTGTTGAGCTTGATGCCGTGGTGCTAACTCGGGGATTAATACGCTTATTTGTAAGAGTTTCTGTGCCCGTTGGTGTAACATAGTCAGTACCAGCCGTTGCGGCACTAATAGCTGTTCCATTACCCTTGATAAGACCGGTAACAGTTGTGGTAATCGTATGTGCCGGAGTTGTTGTCGCTGTAGCCGTTGTACCAGCAAAACCATTTGCTGTAACGATTGATGCTGATGTAACCGTTCCTGTACCACCCGGTAACGCCGCAGCAATCAATTTACCAGCTGCATTGGTTGTAACCATGCGTGTCCCGGTGCCAGCCAGATTATAGACTGACAGATCGCCATCAATCGTTAAATCAGCACTGTGGTTACCCGGTGATCCAGCATTGGCACCAACACTTCCCAGAATACTATTGGAAATGTTCAGGTAATTATTGGTCGATGTGGTAGGTGCATTGGTGTTGTAACCAATCATCGTGTTCTGGAAGCCAGACACGTTTAAATTACCAGCATCACGACCGATATAGGTATTCAGATAACCTGTGGTATTAGCAGAGCCCGAAAGCGTACCAAAGAATGCATTACTTGATCCGCTTGTGTTTGCAGCAGCAGCCTGATAACCAACATAAGCATTATAGTTACCGACAGTATTGGAAACACCAGCAGATTCACCGATGAAGGCGTTATAACCACCCGTGCTATTATTGATCCCGGTATTGTTACCAATCCCGACGTTTGATGTACCAGTTGTATTAACAAAGAAGGATTGTACACCGATAGCGATGTTATAAACGCCCGTGTTATTGGCAGGTGTGGTGCTTCCCGCCAAGGCCTGATAGCCAATAGCAACATTATAGCTGGTTGTCGGAGTGGTCGTGTCGTTAGCATAGGCCATCGCCTGAATACCGATAGCTACGTTGCCAGATAGAGCTACACCTTTGTTCAGTGCATTATCACCAAGAGCAATGTTATTCTGACCTACAGTGTTATAGAACATGGTGTAAGTGCCCATCGACATATTACTGTTGCCGGTGGTATTAGAATAAAGCGATGCATTACCCAAAGATACGTTATAGCTGCCTGTAGTATTGTACAACAATGACTGATTGCCGATGGCTACATTCACAGTACCAGTTGTGTTACTGAATAAAGCCGAACTGGCGATAGCTACATTATAACCGCCCGTAGTGTTATTACGCAAAGCGTCATTACCGATAGATACGTTGCCGTCACCAGTTGTATTTGCCGATAAAGCTGCCCCACCAATTGCGGTGTTTGAAGAACCAGTGGTATTAGCGTATCCTGCTAAGAAACCAATAAAGAGCGAATTAGAGCCAGTCGTATTTTGATTACCAGCACCCGAGCCAAAGAATGTATTATTATTTGCCGAGTTATTAGCGCCAGCGCCATTACCAACGAAGGTACATTCAGAACCTCCAGTGGCAAAAGCACCTGCTTGAAATCCGATCATTGTGTTTGCGTTACCGCTGCCATTGGAAAAGCCAGAGTTTGTCCCAACGAACGTATTATTTACACCTGTGGAACTGTTGCGCCCAGAACCACTACCAAAGAATGCGTTATTACCGCCAGTTGTATTGCCGTATCCAGCCTCATAACCTATAGCCGCATTATTAGCACCTGTGCTGTTGCTATAAAGCGATGTTGTGCCTGCAGATGTGTTCTGTGCGCCGGAGGTGGTTGACACACCGGACGACGAGCCGATAAAGACGTTTGCACTTGCTGCGTTATTATACCCAGCGCCTTTTCCGACAAACGTATTGTCTGATCCGCCTACTGCGTAAATACCAGCATCATTGCCGATCATAACGTTGGAATTACCTGCACCGTTAGACTGTCCGGCACTAACTCCGATAAAAGAGTTATAGCTTCCTGAACTGTTGTTTAGTCCAGAATTTACACCCATCATAGTATTAGCTACGCCCGTGGTCTGGAAATAACCAGCCAGAGTACCGACCAACGTGTTTAAATTACCAGTAGTGTTGTAATAACCAGCAGCACTCCCTAGAAATACATTACTGGCTCCCGTTGTATTTGAAACACCGGAACCTGATCCAATGAATGTGTTGCCAGCAGATGTAGTATCCCGACCAGCAGCAAAACCAATGAACGTATTCTCATTTTGAGTGGTCAGCGCATTTCCGGTCTGCTGACCAATACAGGTGTTATAGCTACCGGATGTAATGAGATACCCAGCTAAGGAACCAAATAGCATATTGCCGTTACCGGATGTAACGTTAAGACCAGCGTTTGAACCTAAGAATGAATTATCTTCACCCGTGGTTAAAGCATTACCAGCGTTATAGCCAATACCAACGTTATCCTTCGTGTACCCGGCTGGGCCGTATGTCATGAATGTATTTCCATTCAAACTCATGACCCGACCAGCAGGAGTCGTGGCATTATCGGCAATGATTGGTAATGCAAGGCTGGACACATACGGACTGGCCGTTGTCCCGGCACCTGTCAGTGTCATATTTGTGCCGACAGTTTGAGTGCCAGCTGCACTAATTATAACAGCATTACCATTGGCTTTTGTGTACCACATGCAACGCCATGTGCTGGATCCTTCATAAATCCATTCCGCTTCATCTCCGGCGGCTGTTGTTATATTAGTTGATCCAGGAAGGATCAACGTTGCGCTGTTGGTTAATGTCAGGATACCAGCAAAACGTGTAACAAAACGCGAACCAGATGGAGGCGTCGATCCAAAACCTGTAATTGTTGTTGTACCAGTAATAATTACTGTATTACCGGTAGCAGCCCCTAAATCAGGTGTAGTCGCAGAAGCAATATTACTACCAAACGACATGTAAAGAGGCCGGAACATGCGCTGGCCTGTTGCTGTACCAAGCTGCACTTGTGTAATAAGTGTGCCGCCAGCTGCCCATGCCATTTGATTTGCAGCGGGTCTATAAAATCCTGTATCACCATCACCATCAAATGCTAATGGAAGATTGGTTCCAACAGTTGTAACACTATCGTCAAGCAACACCTGAGCGTTTGTGTCATAGATGACATCCCCTGTCATCGTGCCGCCAGCTAACGGAAGGTAAACGCCAGCACCACCAGAGGCAACCAAAGGACTTCCCGGTGTCCCATTCCCTGTGATTGTAACACCATCAACACTGACATTGTTCTGTGTTGGGTCTAATGTTCCTGTAACCGTATGGGCTGCATTCCAATCTTGCGCCAGTGTAATCATGGCAAGCGTTGTGCCGGGTGGGAAGTTCCCTAATGCAATCTGTGCATCTAATTCAGACTGTGTCCAGTTGGCAATCTGGTTAATTTTAGGATGAACAATGTTTAAAGCCATTAGGCGCTGCCTATGGTATCAACCGTCACAACTCCCTGAACAAGACCGGTCACAGGATCACGCTGTACAACTTTAGGCGCTGTAATGGCCTGCATCAAACCACCAAGCATCATACTGATATTACCTAACTGTTCCTGTGTTGCTTGAGCATTCTGAATAACAGCGGCTTGTTGCTGCATCTGCATCTCGGCCGTCTGAACCTGCAAAGCTTGCTCCTGCATCGCCATTTCCTGCATCATTTGCATGTCCATGGCTTCTTTCTCACGCTTCTCGCGTAAGGCATCAATCTTGGCCAGCAATACATTCTCATTCTCAAGACCATCAGGCTCATGTTCGATGGTCTCACTCTGTGAAGAACCTTGTGCTTTAGGCATCTTCTCCTGAACACCGGATAATTCAATCTTCAGCGTTTCAACGGCCAGTTTCTCACGCTCCAGCTGGTTCTTATCCATATCAAGCTGTGCCTGCATCTGGTCATGTTGGGCTTTGTATTGCATATCCTGTGCCTTGAGCTGCAAGTCAGCCTGCTTAAGCTGGATTTCAGCTTCTTTAGACTGTAGCTCTTGTGATGCCTGTTGCAATTGTGTGCCAAGCTGCTCAATGATCTGTTGCATTTGCGCAACTTGTGCTTGTACTTGAGGTGGAATCTCGGATGCCTCATCATCGTCAACAAGACCCGGTGGTAATGTCTTGGCAAAACGCTCGGCAAGTTTGTCTGACCCCGGCCAATCCATCTCCTTGACCATAAGGTCAGGAGCCACTTGCCAGATAGCTGGGTTTGCCTGGCTAATCTGGATCATACTGTCAACAGCCTGCTCACGCTTGGTGGAGTAGCTAGGGCCTGTTGTCACAGCAACATCATACTTACCTTCAGACAGGTCAAAGGTCTTGCTCTTGCCCTTCTTATCCTTAAACGGTGCATTGACTGTGACAGCTTCTGTCTTACCATCCATGTGCAGGATACGCACAACGCGTTTGGTATCGTAAATCTTAGGTATCAGGTCAACCAGAATGCGACCGAGAAAACGGATAGCACGAGCCATGTTGTCAGGAAAATGGAAATTGGACACCTCACCTTCAACCTTACGTGCATTGATAGCACGACCGGACGTTTCGTTAGATTGCTGACCTAAAGATGCCGGGTAGATACCAGACACAGAGTACATGTTCTGCTGAGCGCCTTGGACGAGCGCAATGAAGGCAGAAATGTCAGCACCGGGAGACTGTCGTTGAGGCGGTCCAATAGGTGTTCCGTTAATGTCAATCGGGTGATATGGCAGATAAGGGTATGACTTGGCGTTAGCATTATCCCAATACTTCTCCAAGCCTTTGACCTGACCAAGCGCCATAATGAAGGGTGATTTAGGTGCCAAGGCCACAGCTTCTGTTGCGGCATTTGTCCAGTAGTTATATTGCTTCTGCGGTGCTATAAGGCCCTCAACAATACCAGAAAGCTCTTTCTTGCCGTCAATGTTCAGCTCTTCGCCAGAGACAAAGATAAGCGGGATGTATTTACCAGCCCACTCGGCAGATTCCAGCACTTCAGTGGCTGTGCATTTATACCACATAACTTTGCTGCGATAGCGCTCTTTGTTACCAACCTTGTCAAGCTTCTCACGTGTGCGCTCAAAGTATTCAACAACGCGAACGGTGCGTGCTTCCGTTGAAGCCCAGCCGGGCATCTGGTCACCAATGCTGGAAAGCTCCAGATCGCCGTAATTTTTGTCGTGTTCAAGATTGAACTCATCAACGGGCAGATCATTGGCAATGAAAGCCCAGTCACGATCTGAGCGATCCTGCTCTAAGGCATAAGGATCATCATAGACCATCATCGGGTTAGCAATACGCTTAATCTTGATAACCTGATCTTCAGATTCGTCCTCTTCATCTTCATATTCTGTCAGGACGCGGAAATAGCCCCATCCAATTGTGACCTGCAAGTCAGCTGCTGTATCAAAGGCTACTTCAGCTTCGGAGGATGATTGAATCTCGCGGCACATGCCCTCAAGAATGTCAGCTGTCTCTTTAACGGCGTCTTCCTTGGGTATGATCTTCACCTGCGGCATGTTCATGCGCATGTTGTTGGTGACTTTGTGGACGAACTGGGGGATCTGGTTGTTTGATTCGGTGGGGCGATTGTCCATCGTGCGGGCAGCATAGAGCTTATCATCCCATTGATATTTGCCACCAGAGCGGAATTTCAGGGCTTTGAGACCGTTCTTGCGGTTCTCTGACTCAGCCTCGGCGGCGAGTTTGAAGCGTTTGCACATGCGCTCAATGAGCTTATCATTGTTTGGTTTGGTTGGTTTTTGTGCAGCATCTGCCATTATCACGCTCCGTTTGGTGGATCATACCGCAGATTTTCTAGGTATGCAAGAATATTTGCGGCACTTTGTTAATATCCCGTTGATGCGCTTGATCCGGGTTCGTGGTTGTAAGTGGAGGTTGTCTTCTGTGTCCCCAAGTATGTTGCCATATAACGGAAGGCATCTGAACCATTAGAAGACCAGTCATGCAGAGGCTCCTTGCTGAACACCTTACGATCCTCATCAAACTTGTAATGGTACTTACGCAGGCAATGAATACCCTGCTTGCACTTCTCCTCATCAAACCACATTTGCGGGATAAGCTGACGCGCTAGCTCAATGCCGGGTGCAATGGCGTTGACGGGCAGGACAAGGATGGTCTCACCAACGATACCAAGACCCATTTCCTCCAGCTGTAAGGCTAAAGTCTTACCTGTGCGTAATGACTTATGACCTGCATCATGTGGCAGGACGTGAACGCCATAGTGGTAAGGCTTTGATTTAATCATGGCAACGTAATGGTCTAACGATTCCATGTTGCTCTCATAGTAATCAATAGAGCGTGGTTCCTTACCGACTGTCTGCCCAAACCAGATAGCGGTCTGGTCAGCCCAGCCTAGATCCCAGAATGTCATGGTAGCAGCTGCGGGTGTCCAAGGGACTGACGTGATGCGGCCATCCTTGAAAGCCTCTTCCATCTCCTTGCCAAAGACAGCACCAAGTCCAGCACGGCGTGTGTTGCCAAGCCAGATATGGTTGTAAAGCTCCGTGTCACGTCCTTTAACGTATTCCATCTCCTCGCGCAATGTCTCAGGGAACCACGGATTGGAATCGTAGTTCACTTTACAGACATAGGCATTGGGCGGTGGGTTAATAACAAAGCGCTGGTATGTTGGATCATCTTCTTCATCAGGGTTAAAGCTGATAAAGAACTGAGAGCCTTCAGCACGGATTGTGGGGATAAGAACATCCCATGACTTATCGGACACGGTTTGCGCTTCTTCAGGCCAGACAATGGTAATGCCGGCCATAGACTTGATGGACTGGATGTTGTTCTTAACACCTTTGAAGATGAACTCAGTGCCATTGAGACCAAAGATACCGTTGTTCTGTACTTTGTAGAAGGCTTGCAGGCCAAGCACCTCAATCTCATCCTCCAAGGTCTTCAGCACGGAATCGCTGATTGAGTTCTGATATTCCCGACAGCAGAGGATGCGCTCTTTCTTGCGATAACCGCGAAGCAATAAGGCTTTAGCTATGGTGACAGTCTTACCAGAGCCACGACCGCCATAAAAGACCAGATAGCGCTTATTATAGTTAGGGTCTGTCTCATCAAACAGAGGCAGGAATGGTTCTGCTATGTTCAGTTCCATTAACGGTTCAGAATCCCTTTAACGCGTTCGTGGCGTTGTTCATAGTCTTCTGTGGTTTGAAACTTAGTTTTATCTAGGAAGTCGAGCGCTGGATTAATATATTTATCAATCAACTGATGGCGCGGCACATCGTAAGGAATCTCAATATCAACACCCTTGCGGACACCATCCTTATGATAAATATCAATAGTCATGATGGAATTAGTCATATTTAGGACCATGCTTTTCCATCAGGTCTTTCATCTGATCGCGGCCTATCTTGCGATTGCCTTCATCAAGGATCTTGTAATCCTGCTCAGACCAAGAGGACACGGACCGGGACAGAATTTCAATGCATTGCTCAAGCAGGGTCATCTGTCTTGCCCTTGTGTACATTTATGGCAACCGTGTCAGGGAACAGCTTGGCGCCATCAGCGCCCGTCAGTTCGGTGGAGTCTTTGACTTTGCCGTAACCACTATCCATGATTTCCTTGAGAGCTTGAATATCGCCAGTGAGAGCCTTCTCAATTGCAGCCATCACCAAATCGTCCGCCACAAGGCCGTGGATACCCTTCTTTTCTAAATGGCGCCTGTATAGCGTAGAACGGTTTAAAGCCCCTACAGGGCGTCCTGCTGGGTTTCCAGACACACCGGGAGCATATGGTTTAAGGTTTTGTAGGGTATCAACCTTGTCCATTGTAAACCATTGTTAAAGTTTAACAGCTGCAGGACTAATAAGTCCATAGCATGCAAGGATAAGGACGATGGCAATGAACCAGACGAGAACCCGGAAGATGCGTTGAGGAGTTGGGTCTGGGATGTTGCTGATGAGTTTGTTATCCGCGAGATAGGCGCAGAGAAGGATAACGGCAACGATGATAAATTGGGCAATCATAAAACAACTCCTCGGTGAATTGGTGCCTCTGGTTTAACGTCGAGAGGCTGGACGATGCATCGAGGAGATGATGAGATCAGTCTGGCATGGATTGTGTGGAGATGTCAAGTCTTCCTGTATTGGTTTTGTATCGTACAAATCCAACATGTCATAAGGCAAAGGAATATTAAACAATTGATCTTTGACTTTGCCATGAAGTGCAAAAATCATCCATCCCATAATTACCATGATTATCTCCTCGTTTGTCTGATTTGAGCCACACGCCGCGAGGCAAGTCAAGAGGGAGGATAGACCAGAGATTGACACCGCTTTCTGGTTAACACGTACTTTAACCGGAATCTATCCATCCCTTAGCTGCATCTGCCCGATTCGCACGGCATGCCAGCTTGACAGCTAAGGGAGAGAAAGATACCAGCCTATACCGGACTGGCGCGGTCTGAGAGCACGAGACTCACAATTTAGCTCGAATCCTACCCTACCACCGCAAGCTCGGGAGGTCAAGGGGAAATTATCTAATCTTCAACAATTGAGGATTGTGGACGCTCGACTTCAACCTTGTGAATTGTCTTGCCATCATCATTACAGATATAGGCAAAGCCATAAACAAATAATTTCTTAGGTCCATTTTGAGCAAAATTTACAACTCTGGCAAGATCTCCGGATTTTATCAAACCTTCGAATATTAAATTATCGTAACCTTCAATTGAAGGTTCTTTTTCAACGTCTACCAATCCTGGTGTTACAGTGACATCTGAAACGCCATCGAGGATATGAATGGCTCCGTTTAAAGCATAATACTTAATAAGCATAATAATTCTCCTGTTGATACTGATGATAGCCCGAAGGCAGGATTATCTAACCACACCCCGTTGCCGGGCGCAAGGGGATTGTCAGAATGGGATCTGTTCCGAAACCTCCCCCACCTGATAATCCTTAGGTTGCTTGACGGGTTCCGGCTTCTCAAACGCTTTCAGTCTGGCAGTGTGATAAAAGTTAACAAGTTCCTGAGCTGTGATAGCGTTTTCTCCTCTGGCCTGTCCGTATGACCGGAACACCTGATACACCGTCCCATCACTGGCATGGGTCTCCCAAGCGTGAGGATCGAGTGGCACGGCACCCGAAGCCAGTGCAGCCTCCTCGAGTATCTCCCAAGCCTTACGGGTGCCGATAGCCAGCTCCAGGACTTCTTCGGGGTGTTCCCGTTCCATGGCATCAGTCAGCTTGGCCATCTGGCGTTCCCACTTGGTGAGGAGGTCTGGGTTTGCCAACTGTTGCAGCTTCCCCTTACCCCAACGTGTCTCGTAGTCGGTGGCAATGTCATCAAGGTTGCCGATGATGCGGGCTATGTTCCACTGTGCCAAGGACAGCTTGTCGAGGTGGTTCCAAGGGGTCTTTGTGTAGTTCATTTTGTTAACCTTTTGTTTGTTGTTTTATCGGGCACTTGCATGCGTGTGATTGTGTGATCCCTGTATACAGGGGATCACACGCACCACACGCACATGCAGTGTGTGACGTTTTGCGTGTGATTGCGTGTGACGCGTGTGATTTGTCATTTTTTAATAGTCCAGACTAAGGCTTCCGTTGAAAAAGCTAATCCTTTAATTTCAAGTGCTTCTAATGCGTCACGCAATCTAGTCCCCTGTGTATTGCGTGTGGTTCCTTCGTAGAATCCCTTCACACGCAGCTCAGAATTGAGTTCTTCCCGTGTAATACATGAAGTAATTGGCATATCACTCAAAACATGGCGTTCCTTAGCATACTTAGCCATTGTATTATGTATTGCATTTAAGACTGTTTGTTGTCTTGCGGTTACCTTAAAGACTTTCTTTTTCTTTTCGATATTGTCTGAATTGACAGGTAACACAACACAGGATGTAACCATTTTCTCGCGTCTATCTGGACCAAGTGGAACTGTTTCAAGTTGGTAAAACAGGTCATCAGATGCCTCCATTTCACGTTGCTTGGTAACCTTTACAGTGACGATTTTAGAGTCCTTGTCCCGTGTCAATTCGATCTCTGTGTCGATACCGCCAAGCAATGCTGTAGAACCTCTGGCACCCCTTGTATCGTCTTTCCCTGAGTGGTGGATAACAGCCATATGAGCTTGGGTATGTTCCCGTATAGCGTCACAGTTAGCTACAAAGACCGACATATCTTTGGTGCTGTTTTCATCCCCACCAGCCATGGCACGTGCCAGAGTGTCAATAACAATCATGCGGACACGGCCGTGCTGCTCCTCAATTAAATATAAAGTTTTAAGGAAATTAGCCGCATCCCCGGCATTCATCATACTAAAAGCTTTGGGGATAACGACCATAGGGATATGATCTTTAACTTTATAGAACTGCTTGAAGGCAATAATACGGTTCTTGATACCGCTAGCACCCTCCATTGATACGTAAACGACTAAACCCTGTTCAATCTCACGGCCGTTCCATTCACGACCCAAGGCAATATGAAGAGATAGATCAACCATAAAGAATGTTTTGCCGCAGTTTGGTTTACCGTAAATAACAGACATTTCATTGTCACGTAACGTGCCTTCCACAAAGTCGGCAACGTCAATAACTGGTGTAATATCATCAGCTTCAATCCAGCTATAAGGCTTTAATTCATCCTGTTTCGTATCAGCTTTAGGCTCAATGACCTCACCTGTTTGTGGGTCATAAGTGGTTTCCTGTTTCTTGATTTGAACTACTTCAGGCGGCGCTGAATAGGTTTTAGGCTGCCAGCCATGTTCTTTTGCTAAATGAATAAGAGTTCCTATACTGACACCAGAACCTTTAAAGCTAGCCCATTTCTTAGCCATTTCTTCTGGTTTGTAGGTTGATCCACGAGAAGACCAGTCATCCCAAGTAGCAAATGACATACCTTCTGAATGGATCGCCATACCTATTTGGCACCAGTCATGATATCCAACATCCGGGCTGATATGGCTTAAAATTTCTTTAATATCTGATTCCAACCATTTATTGTCTTGTAAATGCAAACCAGTGCTTTTGAAATTATCTTGGCTAATGAGTGGTTTTGCCTTTTGTTCTGGCAACGGGTAAACTTCCATAATGCGCTCAAGTGTAGTTGTCTTGGCATTAGATGGAATAATAACCTCAGTGACCTCAGCAACACGACCTTCTTTCTTAGGCCAAGCTACAGAGCCTCCTAAGCGCATTAGACGGGTTGGATTTTTTGCAGCAGGGTCTCCACCTAAAGCTAACTGGATGCCTTGAACAGCACGGCGCAAAATGTTGGAATCAGTTAGGGCATCATCCAGTTTCCACCAGAGATGGGTGCGGGTATAGGGTGTGCGGCCGGTGACAACAACTAGAGATGGGGGGCAATCTTTATAAGCTTCCTTAAGGTCATTTGGATTGACCGGATCGTCAATATCACACCAAAGGACGTTGGTTGCATAGAAATCACTATCAGAGTTACGGCCGAAGGGGGCTGTATTTGGTGACATGATGGATCCAACAGTATAGACATTTTTGCCCTGTTCATTCCAATGAACAGCCTTTTCAACAGCCTCATCAATAGATCCAAAGATAAAATTCTCCGAGTCGTTGAGGATGCTAATCTCAAACCGGCCGTCTTTATAATCCTCCATACCTGAGAAAAGGAACTCTAAATGCTGGCGAATGGCTGTTTTGTTGGGCTGCATATTTTTCTTTCAAAAGGCTAAATAAAACGCTTGACAACTCGAATACTACATGCTTTATATAGCTTGTCAATAGAATTTTATAAGGATCAACATAATGACAACAGAAACCACACTTTACCTGAACGTCATGTTAGAAGGTGATTTGGTCAAAGAGTTTGAAGTTGCCAAAGAGAAAAGCGGGATTCGTAGCAATACAGAGTTTTTGCGTTTTTTAATCAAAGCAGCAGTTAGCACCTCGGAGAATGTATAATGGGTTCTATATATGACAAAAAGGCAGAAGACATTATTAGCGATTCATATGTTACATATGATTTAGATGATTGTGACTTTGTTATAGATTTTGGGGACAGTCACTCTGCTCGTTTCGATCTTTCTGATACTTTAAGATTGGTACGTTTTTTACATAGAAAACTTCCTGAAATTAGTAAGGATATATCAGAAGCGTTATCAGGTGATACATTATGAACGGCTTCACCAACCACGGCATCGCCCACACCAGCCCCAGCCAGATCAATACGTGGATTGCATCCCCGTGCTTTTGGGTCATGACCAAGCTGTTCGGTAAGCGGTATCGTTCCAACTTCTCTATGGAGCGTGGGACGGCTATTGAACGGGCTGTGGTCAACATTCTGGCTAATGGTATGTCAGAGGATGATGCCATTAAAGAGACAATCCGCACTTACAATACCACAGGGGGACTTGGCGTGAGCGAGAAGAAAGAAACCGAACGCGCTGTGATTGATCCGAGTGTCCGCTTGCTGGTGCAAGAGTTAAAACAATACGGCGACCCAACATTCCCGGAAGAAGGCCAGCAAGCCATCCGATTGAACTGTAAGACAGATGAATGGGAACTGCCAGTGATTGGCTACATGGATCTAGTTTATCCCCAGCACAATCTTGTTATTGACCTGAAGAGCACATTGCGATTCCCGTCCGAGATGAGCATGTCACACCAGCGTCAAGCGGCCATCTATGCCACGGCAACAGGATATGATGTGAAGTTTCTGTATGTGACACCGAAGAAGCTTGGCTATCTGGAATGCGAACATGTGGCCGATGTAATGAAACAGGTCAAGGTCAATCTGGTACGTCAGGAGAAATTCCTGTCTATCAGTCAGGATAAGCATGTATTGGCCGGTATCGTTCCGGTCAATTGTGAGAGTTATTACTATGACACACCGGAAGCTATTGCTGACCGTGTGGCATTGTTTGGAGTTTAGGCATTCTGCCTACAACACTGGCAACTGGTGATTAGTTGCAACCGCTAAAGGAAAACGCATTATGGGACTTAACATTGCACAAAGCTCAGGGGATTTTCTCCCTTACGTGAAATACAACGGCAAGGCAGGCCGATGGTATGTCAAGAAAGACGATGCTGAGGTTGAAGTGACAAACCCGGTGTTTGTTGCTGATTTTGACAACATCAAGACAGGCTGGTTCATGTTCATGGAAGGCCAAGCACCATCTATCACACTTGACCCTGACCTGCAGAACCCTGCACCAAAGCCATCTGACAAGCATAAACGTGGTTTTGCTGTTCAATTGTTTAGCAAGAACCAGTTCGGCGGCGTTGTTGAATTGAACGGTGCTTCCATGCACCTTTCCAATGCCATTAATGAATTGTATGAGCAATATGAGAAAGATCGCAAGCCCGGTCAGCTTCCTGTTGTTGCTTGCACTGGAACCACACCAATGAAAGACAAAATGGGAACGAACTATCGCCCGATCTTTAAGATTGAGAAGTGGGTTGACCGTCCGGCTGAGTTCGATGCAGAGACACAGTCTTCAACGCCTGCGCCACAAGCTGCAACAACATCTTCTGTCAGCGAGTTTTAAATTCAACACCACAGCCGTCACCCCGGCGGCTGTGACTTTCTAACACACGAGGAGATTGATGATGCTTAAAATTATTGGAAAACACGAAGAGAACACGATTAAACAAGCTCAAAATGTACTTGATAAAGGTGCATCCAAGATGATCCTGTGCGCTGATGGTCACTTAGGTTATGGCCATCCGATTGGTGGTGTAGCTGCTTACAAAGATAAGATCAGCATCTCTGGTGTTGGGTTCGATATTGCTTGTGGCAACATGGCTATTCAATTACCTGTGAAAGCATCTGAAATCAAAGACTGGCATGCAATAGGACAACAGATTCAAAAGAATATTTCTTTTGGTGTTGGTCGTATTAACAACACACGTCTAGAGGGTGAGTTCCTTGATACAGATGCTAACTGGAAAAACGAGGCATTGATTGGCTTGAAAGAAATGGCACACGCCCAGCTTGGTACAGTTGGCAGTGGGAACCATTATGTTGATGTATTTAAAGATGATCAGGATTTCGTCTGGATTGGTGTTCACTTTGGAAGCCGTGGATTAGGTCACAAGGCAACAACACACTTTTTAAAGAAACTAGGTGCCAAGGACGATATGAATGCAGATCCCTGCCTTGTGGATATGGATTCGGACATTGGACAATCCTATTTTGAAGCCATGCAATTAGGTGGTAAGTATGCCTATGCTGGCCGTGAATGGGTGTGTGATGAAGTGAGCCGTATTATTCAGGGAAGTACAGAGCGCCTAGATATGGTTCACAATCACCACAATTTTGCATGGATCGAAGAACATGACGGTGACAAGTATTTTGTTGTACGTAAGGGTTCCACTCCAGCATTTCCAGATCAGCGCAGCTTTATTGGATCCAACATGCTTGACCAAAGTGTCATTGTTCGTGGTTTAGACACGCCACAGGCTAAAGAAAACCTTTACTCAACTGTACATGGTGCCGGACGTATCATGTCGCGCACACAGGCCGCTGGTAAGTTCAAGGGATGGGGTGACAAACGTGTGAAGGTTGCGCCTGGTCTTGTCGATGAAAACCAGATGCGCGTTAACGCTAAGGATAATCAGGTTCACTTGTTTGGTGCTGGCGCTGATGAATCGCCATTGTGTTACAAGAAGCTTGATGAGGTTTTAGCATATCACACTGACAGCGTAGCCATTGAAACACGCTTAACACCTATTGTTGTCGTTATGGCTGGTGGCGATGAATTTGATCCTTACAAAGATTAACTAATAACCCCCGCAATCCTGCGGCTGTGGATTTAACTGATGGAGAGATGGTGATGAGTGACGATAAGTATAAAGATGCTTTAATGACATTGATCGAAGATTTAGCCGAAAGTGGGTTGGCAAAAGAAGCTGACCAAGGTGCTGATGGATATGGTCCGGTAGCAACCGCCTTAATAGTTCTAGGATATTCATTCGATGAAGCGAACATCATGATTTGGGATTCATTAGATGATCTTGGATCAAATGAAGAATTAGACTAACCCCATTCCCGCTCCGGCGGGAGCTTTGACACAATGAGGAGATGATGATGGAAGACTTAATTAAAGCATTGCAAATCTTTTTGAAGTATAAGAATTCTGATTATCCTACGAATTGTTCACATGATCAATTATCAATCATGGATATTGATAAATCCGATGTTTCGGAAAATGATAAAATAGAACTTGATAGATTGGGATTTTTTTGGTCTGAAAGTGAAGAATGCTTTATCTCATTTAAGTATGGATCAGCATAATGATAACCACACCGAAACACGGGGAGATTGAGGGATGAGTGATATGCCAACAGAACTGACTTTGAGAGATTATTTTGCAGCCATGGCATTGCAGGGTTTAATATCCAGTGGTGGCGCTAGATGGGATGATTATGTAGCAGAACTCTCATATCAATACGCTGATTATATGATTCAACAGCGCAAGAAAGGCGGGAGTAATGAGTGATATAGAACAAACCGAACGTGGTTTTGATAGATTCGAGTTTACAGACGACTATGGCGAAGAATGTAGTTTGCAAATATCATCGTCTGCTGAAGACTATAAGATATGGTTAGGAATAAATAAACCGGTTCCTAGATTGATGTCATATCATATTAATGGTGGAAAACCTAATGGATGGGTTGATCATCCTTTACATCCTGAAACATTCACATCAGGTCGTATGCACTTAACACGTGATCAGGTAAAGATATTATTGCCTTATCTTAACAAATTTGTCGAAACTGGAGAAATTCAATGAGCAACGACATGCCTGATGTGATTTATGCTTACTCTGCTAACGAATGGGAAAAATCTTATTATAATGATGATTCTACACCATACATCCGCAAGTCCATCGCTGATGATCTGGTGGAGGCTTTGAAGGTTTACCATTATGGTAAGATAGCTAATGTGATTGAATTATCTATCAAGATTGATGAACTTTTATCCCGCTACCAAGCCCTGACAGAGAAGGGGGAGTGATATGAGTGAAAAAACTAAACTGACAGTAGATGATTGCTTACGTGCTGCTTTTCAAGCGATCCTTAAAGGTGACACAAAAACACGTGATGATCTGTGTAATCTGGCAGAGAAATCCTTTAATGGTCATGATGTTGTAACTGGAGATACAGAGGTTCCTATTGGTAAGGGGAGCACAAAGAATTGATCCAATTAACAATCCCATGGCCTCCCCGTGACCTAAGCCCTAATGCAAGAAAGCATTATATGGCTAAAGTCAAGATAAAGAACGATTACAAGGACGCATGTTACATGATCGCAAAGCAAACAGGTGTTACGCTTCCTATGCAGGACATTGCATTGGACTTGCTCTTTATACCTCCTCGCAATGCCGGGGATATAGACAATATGCTTAGCAGTTGCAAAGCGGCATTAGATGGTATTTCAAAGGCACTGGGGACGAATGACAAGCATTTCAGACCCATTACAATCGACATGGCAAAGGCCGATAAGTTAAACCCACGCATCATCGTGCGCATAGGAACGGAGTGAGAGATGGATATTATAGATGATAGAAAAGCCGTTGGTATGGGCGAACCAAAAGAAGGTACATTTTTATATCTAATTAAAGAAATATGGAGCGAATCTGAAGGAAAAAGAAAGGATTTATTAGCGATTTTATATGATCATTTGAATGCATTATATGTAGAGCAAAGTATATATCGAGATGGTGAATCTGTTCCTATGCCAATTAATGAAGATCAAGCTTCTATGATGGCTTTATTAGGTCATAGATGGTTACAGGATAATGCACCACATAGGCTAACAACCCCAACCCCGCGAGGAATGTGATGTTAACATTTGTATTTGTTGAAAAAGATAAAAATGGTTCTTGGTATTATTGTAAGAATAGAGATATGTATATTTTAATGCCTGAACTTCAATCAATGACAATCAAAGAATTTGAAGATCATTGTAGACAGAATACTTGACAACCACCCATAAAGGGTGCATACTGTGTGCTAACAGGGAGATTGTGATGAAGCAGATTAGCAAATGGGATTTAATGAGTGCTTTGGAATGGTCAAATATCGAGAATACATTTGAGATGGAAGATCAACTACAAGGTCATATTGAAACCATCCGCACCCTCATCGCCAACGCCCTTGACGAGCGGTTTGTGACGATTTCACGGGAGGCAACGAAGCCCATGTTTTTAGCATTTGTTGATACTATCAATACAGATTCTGAAAGCACAGGAAGTGGAAGTTTTGAATTAGCTTATAGCGCCATGATCGCAGCCTACAAACCGCCAGCCGATGGGAGTGAGTAAATGACCAAAGACGTATTAGCAAGCCTGACGAAAGAGCAGCGGGTGGCGGTAAGAGAGAGAATTGTTGGTATATTTAATAATAACCACCATATCCTTAAAAAGGGTCTTAATGAAGATATATTTCGTACATTAGCATGTAGTATTATTCCAGAGCCTGAACCTGTCATGGTGCCTCTGTCTTGTGTTATAGATTTAATTGATACAATCAATAACTGTTATGATTGTATAGAGGGTTCAGCAATAGAAGATTCATATAATGAATTTGTTACTAAGAACCAAGACAAGCTTGCTGCGATCAAGGGGGAATGAGATGGATAATAAATTCACAAAAGATGAGGTTATCTTAATAATACAAACTTTTGTAAGTTCTATGATATTGGGAACTATACAAGACATATTTAATGACAAATTTGTTAAAGATATGATTACTGAATCATTAGATAAAGTTATTGAGCTGAAAGAGAGAAAAATCAAATGACCAAACGACTCACCTACTACAACCTGCGCGATATGCCCTACAACAAGCCTAAACGGTATCCGTTTGAGAATTACCAAGGGTTGAAAGGTTCCAGAGAACATGCCAATAAGCATTTTGAAGGTAAATTTAATCTTAATATTAAGACAAAAGCCGATGGAACGAAGTATTGCCAGATTGAAAGAATAAAAATAGAAAATTAACTCTTTTCTTGTTGACAGACTCGCATAGTGTGTGCATACTAAGGATACCAACAAACGAGGAGATACAAATGCATCATTCAATTGAACACACCTTAAACACGGAGATTGCCAGTCACAAGCTGGTTATCGATTTTCGTGGATCAAAAGATTACATTTCACATATGGAAGTCATGTTAGACGAAACAATTTACATGGGTGGCCGGTATGATAAGAAACGCAGCTTTAACTATCCAAAGATGACCAAACTTAAAGATAGCCATTACAAAGATATTTTTGACGCGATTGATACTTATCTGGGGGATTTGTCATGCTAAAACGCCTCATCATCGCCTACCGCAAGCGCAAACACACCAAGCGACTGATTGAACAATGCCATCAGGAAATGCTGCGTACGCATAATGCCAATGCTATGTGTCGTATCCTTGATACTTTAGAAAGACTGGAGAAATCGTTATGATTACCCGTATCCAAGAAGTATTATACTCAGAGCCACTTGGTCGATTGGTCATGATTAATGGTGTGCTGCACTCAGTGCATTGCATTACAAATCATAATAATATTTTCCAAGAATATAACTTCCACCCGGTAGAGTCATTCGACACGCTGGAAGAAGCAAAATCGGGGTTTTCGTTATGACACCTTTAACTTATGCGCTTATGGCGGTGATTATTGTTCTGGTTATCGCTCTATACTTGGTTTATCTTGAACTTAACCAATGGAAATCCGCGTTACTTGAAATGAAACAACTGTTAGACAAGCATGGATACGTCAAACTGACACCACGCGGTAAAGACGGCAAGTTCAAGAAGGTGCAGAAATGATTAAATATCTTACAATCATAGCCATATCGCTTCTTCTCATTTCATGTGATGAAAGAAAAGTTAATAATATAACATTAGATGATACTGCATGGTCTTGTACGGAATACACCAGATCAATGATTGCTGCTGGTAAAATAATGGTTCCAGTTCATACATGTATTAAATATGAAAGAACATCCAAATGACCGATAAAACTAAAACCAACTGGAAAGCCATTGTCATCATTATCCTGCTCGGATCAATCCAAGTAGCCTATGATATTGTATCTTGGAAACCCTTCCTTGCAGACCGTGACATTAAGGTATCCCGGTATTTCCATGATCGATATGAAGCCATGATGCAGCAGGAAGAAACACCGCAGATGCTGCGTGTAGCAGCATTGACCGAAGTCCTCGACTATGCCCCGGTTATGTGTGGTAGCAACAAGACCTGCGAAGGTACAATGAAGCAGATGGAGAAATAACATGCTAGACACAATCTACAACACAGCCATAACCATCCTCGGCTTATGCATGTCAATTGGCATTGCGTATGGCATGTACAATGTCTGGATGGAAGTGAAGCGCCAGGACACACTAAACGATCAGGATTGGGGTGTATGATGACCAAAGAGAACCAAACCGAACTTTGGAAGCCTATTCCAAGGTGTGATGGTTATTTTGCATCCAATCTAGGTCGCGTCAAAGGCCCACGGATTATATATAAAGGTCATGTTGATCCAAAAGGGTATGTACGTGTTTCAGTTATTGAAGATGGGAAGCGTGTTTATCGTAATTGTTCTACCCTAGTAGCAAGAG